TTTTAGAACCAAGATAACTATGAGCTATGTACTTTTTATATCAGAACAGAAGTTAAAAGATTCAACTGCAATCAATTTGAATGTTTCAACTGACTTGCTGCTTCCTTATGTAAGGCAGGCACAGAAGCTATATGTTGAAACCAAACTAGGAACTGATCTTACACAAAAACTAAAAGACTTAATTACATTAGGTACAATAGGTAATGTAGGTAATGAAGCATACAAGACTTTAGTAGATGACTACATAGGGGATATGTTGCCAAACTGGGCATTTTATCATGCCGTTCCTTTTTTGAGGTTTAAGATTGAGAATGGGAATATTTATTCTAAGACTTCTGAAACAGGAAATGCCCTTAGTACGGAAGAAGCTCAACATTTAAGAGAAGAGGTTAGAAATACCGCTGAGTATTACACAGAAAGAATGATAGACTATGTTAGAAACAATACATCTAGCTTTCCTGAGTATTCAACTAATTCAGGTGCTGATGTCAATCCTGATTCTAATGCCTATTACAATGGTATGAATCTTGAAAGACCAATGCAACAAGGAACTAAATTAACTTTAAGAAATTTTTTAACACCTGATTTAACTTAATGAAGAAACATTATAAGCCAAAAATAAAAAATATAAACAAACTTAAAACATATTTACAAGATGCCATTAAAGGAGATAACAAAAGAAGTGGGGGAAGTGCTAGGAGTAAACAGTGTAATCCTAAGTGTAACAACCTTCACTAATTTAGAACTAGCTCTAAAAATATTACTATTAGTTGTTTCAATAGTCTATACTATTGACAAGTGGTGGTATCATAAAAAACAAAGGTAATGCCAAAGAAACGCAAACTAAACAGTAACAACCCTAAGTATAACAAAGCAAAAGAAAGTGATGTTAAAATGCGTAAAGAATTTCTTAAAGAAGTTAAAGGATGTAAAATCTATAAAGCCTACTATCTCTAAACCCTCCAACATAAACCTATTAATCCTCAGAGATACTTTTAGTGATGAAAGTACAATAGGAGAGCTGTTTGTAAATGGAGAAAGATTCTGCGATACATTAGAACTACCATATAGAGATAATCAAAGAAGTATATCTTGCATTCCAGTAGGAGAATACAAAGTAAGATTAAGAGTCGCAAGAGAATCAGCAACAAGAGATTATTTACATTTATTAGTTAAAGATGTAAAAGACAGATCTCACATATTATTTCATAGGGGTAATACAGCAAAAGATACAAGGGGTTGCATCCTAGTAGGGAGGGGAAGCCAACAAGATATTGTTCATAATTCAACTTTGGCTATGGATTTACTTATGCAAGAAATAATATATTTGGGAGGAGAAAATATAAATTTAATAATTAAAAATAAATAAAATGAAAAATTACATTGTTACACAATTACTTTCTTCAAAAAAAGTATGGTTAGGTATTAGCTCAATATTAGTTCCAATGATAGCCACTTGGCTTGGAGTTGATGAAGATGCAGTATCTAAAATTTGGTGGAGTTTAATTGCTATGTTGGGCGGACAATCATTAGCTGATTTTGGAAAGTCAAACAAATAGATATAGACTAAAACCGCACGAGGTAACGGCACTTAAAAAGATGCGAGAAGCTGACACTAGGAACATTCTAGTTGTTGGCGACTTGCATGAACCCTTTTGCCTAGAAGGGTATTTAGATTTTTGTATAGAGCAATACGAAACTTATAATTGCAATCAAGTAATATTTATAGGCGATATACTTGATAATCACGCTTTTAGTTATCATGAACCAGATCCTGACGGAATGTCGGCAGGGCTAGAATTAGAAAAGACAATAGAAAAAGTTGCTAAATGGTATGAAACTTTCCCTGTTGCAGATGTTTGCATAGGTAATCATGACCGCTTAGCTTCTAGAAAAGCTTTTACTGGCGGTATTCCAAAAGCATGGATTAAGTCATACAATGAAGTCTTAGGCACACCTAACTGGAACTGGGTAGAGTCAGTAGTATATGATGATGTTCTTTATGAGCATGGAGAGGGAGGTCAAGCACAAACAAAAGCAAAGAACAACCTAATGTCTAGCGTTTGCGGACATACTCACACAGAAGCATACTGTAAGTGGTTTGTAGGAAAAAAATATAAAATCTATGCAATGCAAGTAGGTTGCGGAGTTGATTGCACTACTTATGCTGCTGCTTACGCTAAGAATTTTAAAAAACAAGCCATAGGATGTTCAGTAGTGCTAAACAATGGTACACTACCAATAAATCTTTTAATGCCCTTATAATGCACCTAAAAGACTCTACAAAGCTAACTTTACTCTACTTATTAATTATAGTAATAGTTTTACTTATTTCTCTTTAATTTTCTTGCTAACACCTTAATTGTTGATAAGTCTGTAAATAAAGCTGTTGATATGTCAGTTAATTCAAAAATAGTTTGTATTATTGCATCATATTAATCAAAACCAAAAACAGATGTACTCAAATTTTAAAATGAAAGAAGCAACAAACAAAGAAGAAGCTATTATATCTATATTAGATGTATTAGAAGAAAATCCATTATGGCTTAATAAAGTCAATCACTCTGTGCATATACTATTAGCGACTGATTTAGAAAATAGAAAATGGATTCTTAACAAATGTGAAGATGATATTGTTAAAGCTATGTTTATTGATATGAAAACCGAATACTATAACTTTAAAGACAATACAGTATGGAGTTAATATGTCAAGACTTTTACTTCTATAACAATGGAGTATATAAAACAATATCTAAGCTATCACCAGAGGGTTGGTTTAAAGACTTGAAAAGAGTAGAGCCTAGTATAAGAATATTTGGCACTAAAGAGCAGGTAGATGAAGCTCTTGACACCTATATTGAATTGACTGGTCTTAATCTTGATGAAACTTTTTCTTACGAAACAGAAAAGAAAGGAAGCTACTGGGATGGCATTGTATTTAGTGAAACTAGAAAAGATAAACCAACACTAAAAGAATACAATAAAGCTATAAATAAAAACTTAGCAATATATAGAGAGAAATATAATAAACTAAATAATAAAGCATTAATAACAACGATATGAGAACAGAGAAAATAAAAGAAAAGTATTTACATTACGGATTGGATAAAGAAGATGTTTTTAAGCATCAGCATTATGTAATTATAACAAGGTCAGGAATAGATAAAATACAGGCAATAGAGAATATCACTATTGACTATGAAGTAATTAATTGTGAAAGAGATTTTTGTGTAGTAAAAGCAAAGGCATCAATGAACAAACATCTATTAGAAAACAGTCAAGACAGAGTGGTACAAATAGAAACATTTGGATCAGCTCTTAAAGGTGGTTTTAAAGACGGAAATTGCAACACTTGGTATGTTATGGAGATGGCAGAGAAAAGAGCTATGTCAAGAGCAGTGCTTAAACTAACTGGCTTTTATGAGCTTGGAGTATTTGGCGAAGATGAAAGCGAAGATTTTAAAAAGAAATATTAATCAATAATAAATAAAAATGGAAATTAAAGGAAAATTAGTAAAGGTGCTTGACCTAGAATCAGGCACAAGTAAATCAGGAAAGGAATGGCAAAAGCAAACAGTTGTAATAGATTCAGGAGAGGAGTTTAACAACCTGACTGCTGTAAGTGCTTTTGGAGAGGATAAGATCAAAAACTTAAACAAGCTCCAAGTAGGAATGACAGTTGTTATTCTTTGCAATATCTATTCAAGAGAATACAAAGGGAAATACTATCATAATATAGATGGCTATCACTTTTCTCAACAGTCTGACAATGATGAGTTTGTAACATCTGACACACCATTTTAAGATGATAGAAGAAATTAATTTCAAAATCTTATGCGACCTTACTACAAATATAGTAGGGTTGCGTAAGGGTTCTCTTTCCTACAAAAGCAGGAAGCAAGAATATCAGATACCAAGATCAGTTGCTAGTGTTGTGGCTAGAATGATAGATGACACACATCAAAATGTCATAGCAAAAGAGCTGAAAAGAGACAGGAGCTTAGTCTATCATTATGAGAAGATGCACGAATCTAATTATAGGTCTTTCCCTAAATATAGAGAAGTATTTAATATGGTTTATAATGCTTATTCTAACATACAGGGAACTAAAAGAACTTTTGTAGATAATAAACAATTAGAAAAATATCTAAAAGAAAATGGTGTAAGTAATAGCGATAAGTACCAAACTATTATCAGAGTTACATCAGGCAGAGTTGAATATGATGTTAAGGTTTCTTATAAAGACTTCTACAATCAATTAGAAAAGTGTAAGTTTGCCATGACAGATTGCAATTACAACTTAGAAATTATTTAATGGAGAAACCAAACTACTATGCTATAATACCTGCTGAAGTAAGGTACTCAAGTTTAAAGCCTAATGCTAAACTTCTTTATGGAGAAATAACTGCATTAAGCGGAAAGCTTGGGTACTGTTATGCAACTAACAACTATTTTGCAGAACTATATAATGTAAGTAAAAACACTATAAGTAGTTGGATTAGTGATTTAAAAAAGCTAGGATTTATAACAGTAATTGTAGAAAGGAACGATAAAAATCAGATAATAAAAAGATGTATAGGTATCACTAAAAAGATTGATACCCCTATACTTAAAAAGATGAAAGGTAATAATACAAGTATTAATAATACAAGTAATATAAATATAACTAAAGAAAAATTTATTTCAGAGGTTATGACTTTTGATTATCCTAAAGATATGTTAGAGGATTTTATAAACTACTGGACAGAGGGAAAAAAGAAAATGAGATACCAAAAGCAAAGCACTTTTGAAATAAAATTAAGATTATTGCGTTGGGATAAAAATAATAAATCTTGGAATAAACCTAAAACAATGGGAAAGATACACTCACAATTAAATGAATGGCAAGAAGCTAAAAAACTATTATGAAACCACTAAAAAACGAAAACTTACAAGAGCTAACTGAAAAGGTCTTAGACTTAGTAGCAAAGACTTCAGTAGAGATAGGACATAAAACAGATGCAAATACAATGGCAACATTAAGTAAGATATTTGCACAAGACCTGATCCAAGAGAAAAGATTTGGCAATATGACATTTAATCAAGTTGAAGATGCTTTTAGACAGGGGGTAAGATTTGGAAAAGATGAACCATTTTTAAACATTAGAACTTTTTATAAATGGACATATAAAATGAAACAGATGTGTGATGATGCTTATTATCAAGTACATACATTAGGACAAAAGAATGTGCCTTTTTATCAAGAACCAATAAAGCTGCTCAAATGATTGGATGGGTAATAATAACAGCCATTGCAATGTGGCTAATAAGAGAACTAAGATGACAACAAGACAAACATCAATAGACTGTTATAATAAAATTAAACAAGAAGGATTATTAAGCAAAAGAAGATTAGAGGTTTATGAAGCATTATTATCTACTGCGCCTTGCACCTCTTCTGAAGCAATAAGAAATGCCAAAACTACATTTGGAGTATTTGGAGTTAGTTCTAGGTTTACAGAACTGAGAGACTTAGGAGTGATATATGAAAAGGGAGAAAAGAAATGTAGCATTACTGGTAGGAATGTTATTGAGTGGGATCTAACAGACAGACTACCTGTCAATTTAAAAAAGACCAATAAAACAAAGAAGCACAGAGCAGATGAAGCTCTAAATTCATTAAGAGAATTATATAAAAATAAAAACACTAGCACAGTTGAGGATTGGAAAATGGTGGCTAATTTGATTAAGAGTATATGAAGTCAATTAGTAAACTAAAAAAAGAACTTGACAAGTGGTTTAGTCTTTACATTAGGCTTAGAGATGCTGATGAATTAGGATTCACCAAGTGCTTCACTTCGGGCAGGTATTATCACTACAAAAATATTCATGCAGGTCATTTTATGTCAAGAAAATGTCTATCAACTAGATGGTCAGAACTTA